TTCTTCTTGTATTCCTTGTCTCATAATGTTTTCTAATGTCATTTCTCCAAATAAATTACCTGCTTCAATTGCTTGTGATAGTTGCTGTGGCTTCTTTGGCACAGAAGAAGAAGCAGGCTTTAAATTTTGTTGATATATATTTAATAATTCTTTAACCGCTTTTACAGGTTGCCCATAGTAACTAGTGCCTTTTAGTGTAGGTAAAGATGCCCACTCAGGAGCTAATTTATTTAAACTTTGCGGTGTTAATGGTTGATCTGGATTCACACCACGGGCTCTAATTAACTGTAAAGCACCTAAATCTTGTGANNCAGGAGAGAAGTCTGGAAGTTTAAGTTTACTTGACACGCCTCTCCAGGTGTCTGGCATAAATTGGTACGCGCCTGCTGCGGCTGAAGAATACCCACCACTTTTTACGACTCGATCTGGATGTCCTTTTGATGGATCAAATTGACCTCCACCAAACATCGTAGAATATCCCTGTGGACCAGCAGTTCCTTCTGCGTGGCGGATAACTCTTAAAAGAGCAGCAGCTTGTGGACTAATAACGTTAGGTGCCATTTTAGTTTCTTTGTCCTTGACTTAGTAGACGTACAGCAAGTCCTGGATTTGCTTTAGCCCAAGTTGCAAAATTTTCAGCTGTCATGCCAGCGCCTGCTCCTGCCTCTTGTAACTGGGGTACTAAAGTTCCAGCTTGTTTTAATTCTTCGCCGTAGGCTCGCTCTAATCCATACTGAGCAGCTAATTCATTTGGATATCCTTGAAAGTCTGGAGACATAGGATCGGGTGTGGCATATTGTTGTTTAGCATTACTTAATTGGGTTTGATAATTACGTTCTTCTATTACACGTCGTTGATCTGGTGTTCCTGCACCTGTGTTTGGATCGCCTGCTAGCATAAATCCTGGGTCAACAGGGGGGTTAGTAACGGGAGGTGCTGGATCAAATTGTTTTGTAAAAATAGTTTTTTGTTGGTTGCCAGGGATATAACGTCCTGTATCTAATATTCCTTCTTTTGTTGTCTGTGTATATATCTTATTCTTCATGTCTTCTTTTGATTTGTAGCCAAGCTGACTCCAATTATCAAATCCTTGTGGAGATGACCCTTCTATTCCAAGTAAAGATAATGCAATACCAGCGGGGGATATTGGTATTAACATATTACGTGCGAACGCAGGTAAAGAACCGATTACAGGAATATTTTTAACAATATTAGAAGATTGAAACAATGGACTAGCTGCTTTATTTAAATTTTGAATTAGACCACCAACACCTCCAATCTGTCCAATTCCTCCTTGTATTTGCCGTTGTGCATAACGTGCCTGTCCTTTTAAAAGAGTTAAGGGATCATCAAAAGGAAAAGCGGTTTTTGGAAGAAGAGATTTGGCAACACCTTGCATTCCTCCTCCTGCTCTTTGCATTAACTCCCTAGTTAAACCATAATCTCGCGTAAAAGGATCAAAAGTCTGTGCTGCTTCGGGTAAACGAGTCGTTATTTGTCGTACTAAGCCTTGACCAATATTTGGTGCTCGTAATAAACCCTCAGCGTTTTGTGTGGCTGTTCTGGCAAGTTGTGGTACATTCAGTGCTTGAATCGCTCTATTTGCTCCTGCAGCCTGCACAGCTCGTTGCGCACCAGAAGTTCCAGAAAGATCATTAAGCAAACCCGTAATACGAGTAGGGATATTACCAAAGTTAGATCCTGCAAACTGAGGCGGAAGATTACGACCTAATAATTTTTCAGCATCTACTGCTAATTTTCGATATGTTAACGGGTCAGTAATAGTGTCTACTAAAGCTTGAGGAGCTGCTTTAGCACCATATCCTTTTATTGCATTTAAAAATTGAAGTGGATTCATGATACTACCTATGGTTTACGTGAAGATAAAGATTACTACCTACGGCAGTATCAGCGGGTCCAGGTAATGCTTGGATATATTCAGCACCTGAACGTTCATAACGATACCGTGCTTGGAATGGATCTTTATAATTTGGTACATAAAGAATCATTGCTAGCCGATTTGTTTCATACAAGTATATTTCATCCCATACTTTAAGGGCTTCTTTTGCATTAGAAGATCGGATAGTGCGGTCTACGTCTCCAAGAATACTTTCAATCCTTGTGGAAGGAGAACTTGCAACTTCAGTTTTCTTTTCTGCTGTATCACAACGACCAACCTGAATAGTAATCTTATTGTAAAAATAAGAATCAGGTATAGTATTCATTGCTTCTTCCAGACGAGCGTAGTCTCCTGCTGGAATAGAAACAGTAAAATATCCTAGATGGTACCTTACTCTACTTTTGTCAAAATCAGATAGCTGCACTTCTTGTTACCATCATTCTTTTATTATAGGTGTAATAAATCAATCTCATGCTTCATACGGATTTTGCATCATATAACTCATTAGAAAATCAGTAGTCGGATCACTTTTTGGTTTTAATAAAGAACCCATTAAATCTCCATATAAACCCATTGAGCTGCTTCTATCTCTTCTGGCTTGACCAAATAATTTACTCATAAAACCTAACGTTGCTAAAGCACCTAACCCTTGTCCTGCTTGTTGTCCCTGGTTATAAATAGCAAAATCAGATGCTGGTAATACAGGTGCAGTTGGCTTTGAATTTAAATTAGATGGATATACCTGTGCTTCTGGTCCTAGTTTATTCATATGTCCAAAACCTACTTCATATTTATTATCTGCTGTTTTAAACGTCATTAAATTACCATATCCACCTGCTGCTGGTATAGGTAACGCTTTGCCGTATCCTTGATAATAAACAGGAGTTCCAGCTGCGCCAGCAAAATCTATTCCTTTGTGGTTCGTTGATGCTCCTGCAGTAGGTGCGCCCCTTTCCCCAAATCTTGAAGTAACTGTTAAACCTGTATCTGGATTCCACTCAAGCCCACCAGTAGAAGTACGTCTAACCAAAGGTATTCTTTTTTCTCCTATCTGAACACCTGTTAAAGCACTTTTAATTGTTGCTGGATCAATATAAGAACCTGTCTTTAAATCTTTGACATATTTATGTATGTGAGGGCCAGTGGCTGTACCAGTACTGCCAATATTCCCTACAAAGAACCTACCACCTGAATTTGTCATTTTACTACTTTATTTCAATTCTAAAATGAAAAAGCCCCGCCGAAGCAGGACTTACATCACACACGTACCAGATCAGCAGCAAATACAGAGTCCCAATCAACACGTTTAATCTGTTTTAACTGATCTAGATTACTGAACTTTTCACCAGAAAGACTCGTCTGTATGTCTTTAATCTCACGTGCTGTCTTGAGCCCAATCCCTTTAATATGATCAGCAATCATTTGAGCGGTTGCTGAATTAATATTTAAGCGATGATCTGGGGGAAACGCACGGGGCGCTTCCTTTGCTGCTTTGTCTTTTACCTGTAGAGTCTTAACCGTTTTATTGGCTGACTCATCCGGTTTGATCTCAGTCTTGTATACGGTATAAAGGCGACCGTCCTGGTCTTCGACCATGAACCAGTCACCGTTATCCCATTCACTAATAACTTTGACCCGAGCGCCGGTTTTGGTGTGTTGATAAAGCATGGGTACCAGGTGTGCTGGTATTAGTTTACCTTAATTAAGTCGAACTGACGGTCCGATTATTAAGATAAGCTTCTAGATCGCTGTAATCAGGGGCGTTATCAGGAACCAGGTAACAAACTTCCACAAACAAATAACCGGTTAGACCAGCATTTTTGTCTGCTGCGGAGATGTATACACCACCTGCAACAGAAGTGGAATTAGCGGTAGCTTTAGAGTATACCTTATAGGTTTCAGCAGAGGTGACCTGTTTGTANACAGCACCACTGTTTACNAAACCTGAGCCAGNGTTTATTTGTAAACCAGATGCAGGTCCAATAAATACAGGAACTGAACCAAAACCTTGGCTNCCACCTGCAAAATAAACCGTACCGGCACCTTCACCTGAAACAGTAGAAGATAGTACAGCAGCAGCAACTGCTTCACCAGAAGCAGCAACTGGACCAGAGCTATCACGCCCAAACGCAATTACGTTACCGGTAGTGTTATAAACACCAGAAGCAACACGATTGTCTCCCCAGCCAGAACCAACGGAGATTGCAGCGCGGTAAACATAGCCTGCTTGGACAGAATTACCACTGATTACCATTCCGGTAATATCAGTACGGGTATCATCTTGCCTGTAAGGAGATGGGATGATAACACTCATGGTTTGACCATAAGTAGCAGAATCACCAGATATCCAGGTTACAGGAACATAACCACGTTGCTGAAAATAACGATAGCCAGGAATAGCTAGAACAGATGTAGGACCAGCCTTTGATGCATCTGCAGTTCCACCAGCACCAGTGGAGTCAAAGTTTTTGTACCAGCCATTAAGAGCTTCTACCCAGTTACCAGGGTAGATCTTTTTGGAAGTCAAATAAGTCATTTATTTCTCCTTGTTGTTTTATTTATTGTATCAAAGAATGCCGTCATCGCTAACGAAGCTGTAAGCAGTGGTAACAAAGTCCTTGTTCAGGATTTCAAAACCAGCATACAGTTGCCAGATAAGAATGATAAAGCGGCTGAAGTCATCATTATTGTTAATNAGAACTTGAGCATTAGGACCACCNACACCNACNCCTACTGCTTGAGGACCAAAGAAGAAACCTTGGGCTACTTCCTGGGAAGTATAAGCAGGAGANTCAGTAAAGCTAGCTGTAATATTCTTGGTTGGGAAGTTGGTAGATTCATAGAATTTAACACCTTCAAACTGAACNCCAGTAGGCATTACAGGTTCACCAGCCAGGAAGTAACCTTGACCCGCTTGAGGACCTTGGTAGAAGCTGGCGTTATTAGGCATCATGGGATTGCCAGACATATACATGCCTTGACCAGGATTACCTGAATAACGTGCGATTTCACGGAAGTCAGAATCACGACGCAAGTGCATCATGAAAGTAGGATCGCAAATACAACGATACAAACCATCAGAGAAGGTAGGAACGTTGCGCTTACGGAGATCCTTAACTACATTCAACAGGTCGGTAGATACGTGGAACTGTTGTGAATTAGCTGTGTACTGAGCAGTGGTGTAAGAAATACGGCCACTGGAATCCTTAGCTGCACCAGTTGGGAAGTAGTAACCACCTTGTGATGTTGATGCTTCGCCATTAGCTTCTGCTTTGGCTAGTTCATCAATAAACACACGATC